CAGGGGAGGCGTTAGGAGGGGCGCGAGGCGCCTTTGAGGGGTCGGGGTAGGGGTAGGGTACCACCCGCTCCTCTAGGGGCCGTAGAAGGCCCATTTCGTCCAATTCTGGACGGTTCTTCTCCTGAGAGCAAAATTCAAGGAATTTTGCGGGAGAGTTTTCGAATTTGTTGCGGATCGACGAGGGCAAGTCTTGGAAGAGACTTTGGGCTTCGGCGATTTCGTTCATAGCTTCAGCGAAATCGAAGTTTGTAGCATCGAGGTATTGCGGGGCGCGCTCGTTGAGGTTGGGCAGTTCACCGGTGAACTGGTATTGAGCCATGATTGTGTTGATATCGCATTCGTCTTTGAACGATTGCTTGGTGAATGGTGAATCACTTGGGAAGGTGATAGCTACTTTGTGAGTCTTGGAGTAGGGAGAGTTGAAGATGGTGTCATTTTGGATTTGTTTTTTGGGGTGTAAAGATTGAGACATGATTTTTTCCTTTAGAAATAGATGGTTGGTAAGATTATGGTAAGTAGCTGGTGTAGTTGATTTTATTTTTTGCCGAAGATAGTTGCGGCTTTTGTGGTTCTGTCGATGTATCGCATGATTGTTGCGTACGTGGTGTCCTCGATAGCATGCTCGTTGCGAGCTTTTGCGGCCGCTTGGGCGGCCTCGGAGGTAGAAGAATTGAGGATGCTGTTTTTGAGATGCTCACTCATTTTTTGGAGCCGGACGAGTCCGGTGAGTTCGCTGGTGTTGCGCTCTTGGGCTTTGAGGGCGGGGGTTTGGGCCGCGGCTTGGGCTTGCTGGGCGCGCTGGGTGCGGACATTTTCTTTATAAGTTCCTTCGAGCGCTTTAGCTGTTGAAGTTTCCTGATGGGCTTTAGCGCTTTCTTCAAGTTTTTTGGCTGTATCAGCGTCGAGGTTTCGAGTGGAAGCGGAGATTCTTGGGAATTCCTCTTTGAGATTGAGGGCTTCTTGCTTGATTTTGAGATTTTCTTCCTGACGGTTGAGGGTGTCTTGCTGGATGTTGGCGCTCTCGATGCCTTGTTTGTACTCGGTGGACTTTTTGAGGCTGGCATCGATTCCGGCATTGTAGGCTTGGATAGCCGAGTTAACGGCCGGGGTGCCGATGTCGGTTCTGTGGGTTGGTTGAAATTTTGCGGCGCCGGCTTGGTAGTTGGCGCCGGCCGGGGTGCTTGCGCCTGGGCCGCCGGTTGCAGAAAGAATGGGATTAAGACCGGCAGCGCGGTAATCAGATACTTCGCGCTGATGGGCTGTATTGGAAAGTCGTTCCTGGAACTCAAGCTGCTTGTCGACGCTTTTGGCTGATGCTTCATTGGCAGATTCCTGAATGGCAAGGTTGGAGGCATTTGTGGCCTCAACAGAGGCCGCATTTGATTTGTTGGCGGAGTTACCGCCGAGAAGCGACAAAGCCCCCCCGATGAAGGAGGGGATGATCGAAGAAAAGAATCCCATGATTTTTCCTAGAAGTGATCGATTAGACCGGGAACGCCGAATACTGGCATGGGCCGGGTGCATCGCATTTTGATGTAACTGTCAAAGAGGAAATGCGGTTCCGTATTGACCGCGATTACGCGATCGATAGGAGGATTTTCTTCGATGAACGTGGCGTCAAGTACCGGCGCATTGGTGAACTCTTGGGAGAGGTGCCAGGCGTCGAGAGGTGTGGCGAAGGTTGAGCGGAATTGTCCGGTGATGAGGGAAGGTTTGTAACGGTATTCGGCATAGCGCTCCTGGTAGCCGAATACTTTGTCGTCATTTGCCGGTATGCCATCGGCAAAGATTTCCTTTTGAAGTACAGCCTGCTCTCCAATATGCGACAGGGCAGGCCAATAGAAATCAAAACGAGTTTTGCGCGACCACATGCGGTTGAGACCTTGCTGGTAGGTAAGATCGGCGCGCACGGAAACGATGCCGATGATGAGGCAATGCTCGGTGAAGGACATGGTAAAGCCGTGATTGTTGAGAACGGCAGTTCCGATTGCAGCGAGGTTGCCCTGAGGAGTATTCGCATATGAGCCTGTTGGTGAGGTTTGAGGAATCGGGCTGATATTTACAGGCGATGAACCGCCGCCGAGATATTCGGGCCGCTGCAGCCGAGCGTCCGGTGATGTAACGCCGAAATGCGATTTGATCAGCTCGGTGTAGCGGGTACCGCCTCGGGCGTCACGCTCAAAGATTTTTTGGATCTGAAAAGCTTGCCGCAGCGAGTTGATGGTCGCAGCGGTCGCGGTTGATAGATCTGCGACGAGGCCGGCAGAGTACGAAAGAGGAACAGCACCAGGGATGGTGGAACCTCCAGTTGCTTCATAGGTAGCCGTAGAGGCATTTTTTTGGATACCGCCTACGTTGTTGCCGTCGGTGAAGAAAAATTGGCCGTCCGAAGAAATCGGCGCAGTAGTGCCGAGCGGAATTTGTACGCCAGGGCCCTTCTGTGGAAACGGTAAGGCTGAGGTGAAATAGTCGTGGCGTTTGCCGCGACGTTGAAGCCTGTAAATACTTTCGGTGTCGGGGCCGTCGCCGGTTGGTACCTGCAAGGAATCCTGCAAGTTTTGATCGCGATACCACTCATTCCAGATGAGATTATAGGCGCGATGCCAGAGGGAGGAATGCGTAAGACCAGGCACATCTGTGGGAATGCCCATGTAGTCACTCAGGGAGCCTACAGGGTACCCGCTAGAGGGTGGAATCATCTGCGGGATGGTGAAGTCAGTGGAGTCGTCGGGATTGCGTTGTTCGCCGTTGAAGCGTTGCCAATTGTCCCAGACGAGCCGCATGGGAACGCTGAAAAATTGCGTGTCCATGTACATATTGTCCATGATCGGAAAGATCGGCGTTGCCAGCCGTGCGAAGGCTGTAGTGCGAACGTTGAAAGTATCGCCAGGGAGGGCTTCATCGACCAGGAAGGGGACGAGATAGCCCGCGTCGAGCGTGGTTTTGAAACCGTGTGAACGGTCGAAGGTTGAACGCGGTATTTCAGCCTTTGGGACCTGGCTGAAAGTGTGGGCCATTACGGAAGGTTTACGACCAGATTTTGCACCGAACATTTTAGACTAACTCCTTAAGTTGTTGAACGTTGATAAGAAATTGCGGTATTTCCTGAATAATGACCCCGCTGCAGTCGTCAAAAGTGCCGAGCAGATGAAGCTCATAGTCGCCGGCAGCGTACGCAAGTTCGCTTTGCGGATCCGATAATGCGTGACCAACAGATCGCATCGCCGTGCCGTCGTTGATTGCGTAGAAGGGTGCGGAAAAGGTTAACGCTTTTCGGTCGAAAATGCTGTAAATGTTTTTAATCATAATTCCCTCTTGAGTTGTTTGATTTTGCTTAGTTGGACTTCTTCGCGGACTGCCAGCCGGGCCGGGGTTGAATCGGCCTTAAGTCTGGCGGCTCGTTTAATACGTCGGGTTTGGATTTGGTCAAATAGGCCAGGATTTTCCGCTTTAAGACGCTTATCGAAGTAGCGCGGAATGGGGTGCTTCTTCCTGTTGACGACGAGAAAATCGGACGGATAGAAATCGGTTTTGAATTTTTCATAAAAAGAGGCTCCTATGCCGGGTTTCGTGCTCATGGTGGCGTATTCGGGAAGTCGGTCAAAGACTTCGCCGGTAACCGGGTTGACGGTGCGGTAATGGTATGCGGCCTTTTCACCGGTAACTTTTTTCACGACATACCGAGCAGTATATGCAGCGGTTTCGTACGTGAGATTGGTGATTGTGCAGAAGCCCATTCCCCATAATTTGGTCAATGTTGGTGATTGAAATATGTCGTGGCCTTTTTTGGATTTTCCTTTCGAATGAAGTTTTTTGTCGGGGAAGTCATACCCGAAAATGAGGGCATGGTAGTGCGGACGCTGGTCTCTATCGCCGTATTCACCGCAATGGAAATAGCGGATTGGGAGTTTGGCGTATATACGCAAGCGCTTCATGAATAACTGAAAGTCGCGCTTGACCAAGGTTTTTCCAGGCGGAAGGTGTGCGTCGTTGTACGTGAGAGTGATGAAGCAGTTAAATTCGTGCATTTTGGATTCGATAACCGCCCTGGCCGCCCATTCTCGGGAGCGGTCCAGGCGGCAGCCGATGCACTGTCCACAGGGTACTGTGAGGGGTAAGTCAACGTATCCCTTTTTGGATGAGGACGTCCATTGGCGCTTACCGTTTTTGGTCAGTTCCTGTGATTTGTAACCATGCAGCGGATGGTAGCAAGGCATTTTTCAAAGCCTAATACCACCACGCATGGGATTGCCTCGCAGGTTTTTCTTATGGGTCCTGCTTGCGGTTTTTGAGAAAAGCTTGCGGGACGATTTGCCGGACATGGATTGACGTTTCATGGGTGTTTCCTCGCTTTCTGGTTGGGGTTTAGTGACATGCTGTCACTGGGCTTATTAACATCAAGTAATTAATAAGCCATTTTCTTTTCGCTGTCAATATGACCAGGTGTATTTTTTTACAAACACACCCAAGTCAAAAGCGAAAGGCGTCTTTAGGGGGAGGATGGATGAGGATTGGGGGTTATAGACGCATTAGGTGAGGCGCTAGGCGCCTTTGAGGGATCGGGTATGGGGTAGGGTACCGTCCGCTCCTCTAGGGGCCGCAGCAGGCCCATTTCGTCCAATTCTGGACGATTCTTCTCCTGGCTGCAAAATTCAAGGAATTTTGCGGGAGAGTTTTCAAATTTGTTCCGAATAGCCGATGGCAGATCCTGGAACAGGCTTTGCGCTTCGGCTATTTCGTTCATTGCTTCTGCGAAGTCGAAATTTGTTGCATCGAGGTATTGCGGGGCGCGCTCATTGAGATTGGGCAGCTCCCCGGTGAACTGATATTGAGACATGATCGTGTTGATGTCGCATTCGTCTTTGAACGATTGCTTGGTGTAGGGTGAATCACTGGGGAAAGTGATAGCTACTTTGGGAGTCTGGCAATAGGGTGAGTTGAAGATTGTTTCATTTTGGATTTGTTTTTTGGGGTTGAGTGATTGAGACATGATGATTTTTCCTTTAGAAATAGATGGTTGGTAAGATTGTAGAGAAGTAGCTTGGTTAGATCTGGTTATGTTTCACGTGAAACATTAACGGGTTTTGCCGAAGATAGTTGCGGCTTTTGTTGCACGATCAATGTAACGCATTATGGTTGCGTATGTGGAGTCCTCGATTTGATGCTCATTGCGAGCTTTTGCAGCCGCCTGGGCGGCTTCAGCAGTTGAAGAATTGAGAATGCTGTTTTTGAGGTGTTCGCTCATTTTCTGCAGCCGGACAAGTCCGGTTAATTCGCTGGTGTTTCGCTCCTGAGCTTTTAGTGCGCGGGTTTGGGCTGCAGCCTGGGCCTGCTGCGCGCGCTGAGTTCGGACGTTTTCTGAATAACTTCCTTCGAGCGCTTTAGCTGTTGCAGTTTCCTGATGGGCTTTAGCGCTTTCTTCGAATTTTTTAGCGGTGTCAGCATCAATATTTCGGGTTGTGGCCTGAATTCGGGGAAATTCTTCTTTGAGGTTGAGGGCTTCCTGTTTGATTTTGATATTTTCCTCTTGGAGATTGAGGGTGTCTTGCTGGATTTTGGCGCTTTCAATGCCCTGTTTATACTCCGTGGACTTTTTGAGACTGGCGTCAATTCCTGCATTGTAGGCTGAGATTGCCGAATTGACGGCAGGGGTTCCGATATCGGTT